CCAGTGACTTCATCCTTCTCAAAGTTGATTTGAACATCATCATAAAGCGGATTATGCTCAAGCTCAAGTGAACAACCATTAGCCATGTTATATTTAACATACTGAAGACCAGCAGCAGCACCTACAGAAGTATAAGAACTTGCCTGTGGTTTCTGATAAATATCAACAGTTTTAATGAATCCACTATTGTCAACAAGGCTCTGAACAGCACGATGGAACTGAAGCATACCATACTCACCAGTGTAAGCCTTAATCTGACGACCAGAACCAGGGCGAGTCTTACCGTAGAAGATATCAAGAAGATACTCTTCAATCAGTTTTGCACTAAGCTGATTGTAGTAGTAAATATTGCTATCCTTCAGTAACTCTTGTACACCGGGACCAGAATAGATAGGACGACCACTTGCACTATTAACAGTGTTGGTAGATTTAGAATACCATGCACCACGCTCAAGCTCACGATACCATTGCTTCCAATACTCAACCTCAGCATAACCAACCCAAGTGTCATGATAAACACCATTAGAGTCAGGAATCTTAATTGCGAGGACCTGATTAGCAGCATCATTGGTAACCTTATACATCTTACGATAACGTGACATACGGCTTGAAAGTGTTAAAGGAAGCGAATACTGAGTTGAACCAGACTGCTCTTCAGCTTCACCGTACTGCGAATAAAGTTTCGCCCAACGAGTACCGGGATCAAGATATTTAGTATCAAGGAAAGCATTTCTGTCATCACTCATGTAACGCACAGAATAAACACAACCGTTACCCTGCTTACCAACAACTTCCTGAATACGAACCTGAACATTGGGATTACCAGGATGAATAACATCACCAGCAAGGAACCAATCCTCATCAAGTTTAATATTAAATTCCTGATTATACTTACCCGGAGTAGTATCGCTTACATTAAGATTTTCAACAATAACCAGAGGACGGGTAGATAAACCACGAAGTTCCCACTCCCACTCACTAGTACCAATAGTACGAGTAGAACCAGTCTTCATTAACATACCTGTCAAAGGGTTATCAGAGTAAGTATATGCGCTAAAAATCTGATTAGCCTTACTCTCAAAGATTTCTGGTTTGATAATCATGGCAGCACCGAGATGGTTTTTTTCTGTCATGTTAGCATGCCAAGGCATCTTTTTAATTATAAGTTTGTTTTCTGCAATTGCCATATTATTATTGTTTTAGTTGTTTGTTATTTAAAATAATCTATTAAAGATTTTCCTGAGTCAGCACTTTTGTATTCTTTTCTGGTTCTAATTGTATGTAATGTTTTCTTGTTAGCTTCACTTTCTGCCTTCTTTTTTACACTACTAAAATCAAAATCATTTTGTACAAGTTTTGCAAGAAGAATTAATTTTTTCTCATCATTAAAAATTTCACCAAGTTTTGTTTGGAAACTAGTTGCGGACAACTTTGTTTCTTTATCAAATATTGGTTTAGTAATAAAATCAACAAGCGAACTATCCTTTTTAGGATCTATGACAAGATCACCAATTTGTTTTTCACTATTAATAATTGTTTTAAGATTATTCTGAAACTTTCTTTGGTGTTCTATCTGTTGTTTCTTAGCTTCTTCCTGTTGTTTAAGTAAAGCCTGTTTTTGTACAGCATATTCATGCTCAAGTTTTTCAAAATGTTTCCTGGCATATTTTTCTAATGTATTTTTTTCAGAATAGGTAACAATTCTATCATCAATATCCTCAAGATCAAGATCTTCATCTAAAGAATAATAATATCTTAGAAATGCTTCCTGATTTTCTTCACTATCAACATCTGGAACTGGTATTTCAGATACTTCTCCGTATAATTTGAAGAAATCTCTTGTATCGCCACCATTACTTTTAAACTTCAAAAAACTAGCAGCATCATCATCAAGAGTTGTCATCAAATTTTCTACAACACCATTAGCTCTATTACTAACTTCTTCTTCAACCTTTTCAAAGAACAGATCAGGAGTAATCTCCTCATCACCTAAGTCAGTTGATGTAAACAAACCCATTTCCTTAAAATCATTAGCTAAATCAGTAAAGAGTTTTACATCTTCTTCATCAATATCTGATTTATCAGCTTTTTCTTTTTTATCTTCAGGTTTATCTATATCTTCTTTCTTAGTATCTTTAGATTCTTTTTTTGATTTATCATCATCTTTAGAATCATTCTCGTTTTCCACAAAACTGAATTCTTCATCAGGAATAATTGCTTCAGGTTCTTCAGGTTCTTTTAGTGTACTTTCGTCAGTTTCTTTTTCTACTTTAACTGCTGGAGTAACTACTGGTTCTACTGCTGATCCTGCTACACCAAAAAAATCATTTACATTAGGTGTATCAAATTCAAAATTACTTAACAATGAGTCATCAGTTTCTGTTTTTTTCTTATTCATATCTATTACATTTAATTTATTAAGTTTTATACAATTTCAAAATGTATTTTTGTATTATTTTATCTTTTATCTAAATAGCATTATTTATTACGACTTACCATCTTAGCTATTTTTTGTTTATCTAAACTAAGTTTTTCTTTATCAAGTTGTTTTTGATGTCCAAATTTCTGTTCATCAAGTGTTTGTTTTCTCATTTTAATATCAGCATCAATTCCACTCTTGTATACTTCAAGTACATCAGGTATACCATCATTATCCTGATCTTTATTCATATCAAAACCAATAGATAACATTGCTTGTTTTTGAAGTTCAGTTTCTCTTCTTTCAGCTTCTTTGAGAATAATAAGTTCTTTCTCTCTTTCAAATTCTTTTTCTCTATATGCCTCCTCTTGTTTAGCAAGTTCTTGTTGTTGTTGTGTTTTAAATTGTTCAAATTCTTGTTGCCTCTTTTCAAAATCTCTTTCAGATGATTCAAGAAGTTCTTGTGCATCCTGTAATGTATCAGATAATGTTATCTTAATAACATCACTAAAATTAGCTTTATCATTTTGTAATGCTGCTTGAGCAAGATTTTGAATAAGTTGTTTAGTTGCTTGTATTTTACTACTATTAGAAACAAATAAACCAAAACTACTTGCTGATAACATTTCACTATCAAGTGTTAAATATTGAACTGACATGTCATCAAGTACAAAACTAAGTTTTTCTCCTTTCTTTGGATCAGCATATATATATCTACTAATTTCAAGTAATGATGTTAATACATTTCTTTTTACTCTTTCATGCATATTAAAGTATGGCTCAAGTATATTAGATACCATATTAATATTTTGTTCTGTATTACCAACTGCTGCTGAATTTGCAATTTGTCCTTCAATTTCAGGTGTAACACCAATTGCTCTACCACATTTCTGTTCTATATAATCTGCTAATTCAATATATTTTTTGATATCAGCCATCATACTTAAATCTAATTCTTTACTAGATGTAGATACATCACCAATTTCATTAGTAGGATCCATAAAACCTATTTTTAATGTATCCATAAAGTAAAGCCATTTATCCATATCAATACCAAGATTTTTAGGAATCATCTTGCTATTAATAAGTGCAATTTTACCTTTATCAGAAGCCATTAATTTTTCAATACGGAACATGATAATATTATAATAAAACTGCCAAGTTTTCATTCTATCCATTGCTGAAATAGGTTCTGCATTTATATTATCATATATAGTACCATGATAAGGTAACTTTACATTGTAAAGATTGTTTATATCTCTATATTGTCCTTTAAGAGGACCCATACTTTTATATATATCAAAACCTATCCTATATCCTTCGTGTACTTCAGGAATCCATTCCCATTCAAGATTGATATCTCCAGCTTCTTTGTCAAATTTATAATCTTCATTGACAGGTTTAGTAACTTCAATACCTTCATTATCTATGTATGTAAGAAAACCAACTTTTCTTAAACTTTTCCAAGTAGCATGAAACACACGAACATTTCTTCTATAATTAGATACTTTACTATCAGTAAAAGTAAATTGAGGATCTACACCTCTACCTTCAGCTAACGAATAAATTCTATCAATTTCTTTTTCAGTAAGTTCTTTGCTAAACATGCTGATAACTTCACTTGGAGACATATTCATTTCATAAACAGCCCATTCACCATCTTCAATGAATTCTGTATCTGGTGATTTAGCACAATCAAAAAATACAGGATTAATTACTTTACAAACAGGTAATTCATTTCTTTCACCAACAAAATATACTTCATAAGCTGAAATCAAAGCATGTTTCCAACCTTTATTGAAACTATCTTTGATATAATTAAATTGATTTATGTATTCAAAAAGCTGTGACATCATTGCTTCAGCTGGATCTTGGTGTTCTCTAGCCATATATTTTGCAACTTCAGGAGGAGTAGCAGCTTGAATAGCAGCTTGTACTTCCTGTTCAATTTGTTCTATTTCTTCAGGAGTAGGTTCTTTACCATTTAATTGAGCCATAGCTTGTTGTTTTGCTTGTGCTTCAATAGGTATCATTATTTGAGAAACAACATATTCTTTGATACGACCCATATGTTCTTCTTCTTTTCTAGTAGTAGCTTCTTCGTTAACAGCAAGAATTTTATAATCAAGTGGTCTACGCATTTCCATACCAAGCAAAGCTCGTATTTTATTAGATACAATATCTTTATTAGTAAAGTTGGCGGGTAATTTTAATTCACCATTTTTAGGATCAGTACTATAAGGTCTAATAACATAATTGAAATCTTCTTCATTAATTTTATTATTGAAAAGATCATAGTTAACTTTCATTCTAACTGTTTCTGATATCCCACCAAATCCATATGAATGATATGCGGCTGTATCAAAAGTCTGTATCTTATGTTTATACCATGCTTTATCGTTAGAATCTTTTTCTTTTTGAGTTAATCTGTCTCTTTTGGTACTACTTAAATAACCATTTGTTGGAGACATTGATGCTTCGTTGTTATAATCCATTTTATTTAATATATGTTAAAGTTAATTATCTGAATAAAGATCGTGCAAAGCTATCCCAAAACTTTTCATCATCTTCTTGTTTTTTATTATGAATTTTATTTTCTCCGTCATTTTCAATAAACATCATTAATACAATCATTGCACTAATTCTGTCAAAGTTTCCTTTTCTATTATATTGAATTAGTTCTTCAAGTAATCCTATATCATAAATAGTATTTAGATTGAGAATAAGTTTATCGTTTTCGTCAATATTTTTTTCTGTCAATAACCATTGTTTAAGATATTTTTCTCCAGCATCTTTAAGTTTTTCATTCATATGTATACCATATACACGAGCAACTTTTGAATTTTTAATAGTAGCTGAGATAATAGCATCTGGTTGTACAGCAAGTAAATGTAATTTTTTTCTTTTAGTAAAATAAGATCTTACTTCTGTTACTTCATTTTCATATCCTATTTCAGCATTATATAATTCTGCTAACATTTCAAGATTTCTATTATAATCATCGGATGTATTTGGTCTACCTATATAAGATGCTACTATACAATCATATGTAGCTGATCCTTGTAATACACCTTTATATACATATGTAGCACCTAAAGAAGTACTACTTAATGCCTGATTTTGTCTATAAGGATCATATCCTATTTTATATAAACCTTTTGGTGCATCTGGAACAGGATACTCATAAATAACTACAGAACCTCTTATATCTTCATCTTTAATTTTATAAGAATTAATAGGATTTAATGTACCATTTAAATCTAACTTAACCTTAACTTTATTTGTTTCTTCTTCTCTATATAAAGTAACAGGCATACTTTTCTTTACATGTAAATTCTCTCTTCTTACTAAATCTAATTGATGTTGTAATTCTACTATAGGAAAATCATTTGTGGATACTGTTAAAAAAGCTTCACTTGGACATAATGGTTTTTCCTGCATTCTTTTCTGTAATACATATGAAGAATTTGCAGCTTTTCTTAAAACTTCTCTTTTATTTAATTCATAATTTTTTGCATTTTCAACATCAGAGTTACCTTCCTTGTCATAAAAACCAACAAGATTCAATGTTTCAGGATGAAAATAACCACACAATGAATGCTCTGCATTTTCATCCCATATATTATTAAAAGGAAATAAATCATAAGCTTCAGGATTATAATACATATCTGCAAAATCAATAGTACCACCTTCCATATCACCCGAAGTACCCTGTATAATCATTTGACCAGTAATAAAAGCACCATCTTCCAATGATTCTTTTGTAGCCATATATGAATCTTTCAGGTTATTAAATTTACCTGCTTCTTCAAATAAAATAAGTTTTGCATCTTTACCACGAGCTGCATCTGGGTTATCACCAAAAGTTAAAGCTATGATTTCTGACATATAACCGTTTTCAACAGGTACACCAGATTTAAAACTTTTATATGATGCTTTTCTATGTTCCTGTTTATCAACAAATTCTCTAGCTTTTCTCCATCCAGTATTAGCATTCAAGAAATCTATAAATCTACTTGTCATACCCATTGTACCACGGGGATATAAGAATTTCTTATCAAATGCACCAATAATAACAAGTGAATCAGGTTCTGTATTATATATATTAGCACACATAGAAGCTGATTTATAACTATTATGGGTTATAATATAATCTCTTGTTAGATATAAATGATCTTCTGAATCAATTAATATACAACTACTTTCTTCTTGGTAGTCTAATTTAGTTATTTTTATAATAGGTATAAAATTTCTATGTTCCTGTTCCTTAATTATTCTATTTTTTTTCCTACTTAATTTAAAAATCTCCTTACTACTATTAATATAAATTATATACAATCCATCTTTTCTTTTTCTAAAAGTAGATGTGATACCTAAAGAGTATAAAACTTCTTGTAAATCTTTTACTAATTGTTTTGATATATTAGAAAAACTAATATAACCTTTTTTTGTAATACTTCCATCAGTATCCATCATCCCTCTTACTAACTCATATCTTTGTTCTATATTTCCATATTTATAGATTTCTGGTATATATTTATTATTAGATGTACAATTTAATTTTAAAAGTTTTAGTTCTTCATAAACAGGGTTTACCTTATTTGCAAATTTAGACGTATTGTATTTTGTTTTATAATTATCCCTTATTTCTCTTGTACAATTAAATAAAAATTGTTTATTAGCTTTATAAGTATTACCTATAATATAATTTCCGTTAGGATAAAAATCTTTCAACTCTTCTAAACAATTATCAAAAACTTCTTCATCTATGCCTGAGATTTTAAATTGTTTAGAAACATTACCGTCTCCTAATATACAACCTAATGTATAAGGTGGAATAGTAAAGGTTTTAGTTTCATATTGGATTTCTTCATTTATACCTAAAAACCATTTGTATCCTTTTTTAGTTTTTAATTCAGAATTTAGTAAAAATTTAGTATCAACAACTTTGCTTTGTCTATAATCTTTTCTAAAACTTGAAGAATATATTTTCCATAAATGTTCTAAACCACATTTTACTTTTCTACCATCATATAATTCTACTTCATAAACATCACATTTTCCTTGTGGATATTTTTCTAATACTTTTGCTTTACCTGTAGGTGTAAGAACATCATCTCCTATGTTAATATTACCCATAGTATTAATACCATTAGGTGTCATTACTATTTCAGAATGAGGTTGTTGAAATCCTTTTCTCCGTGCTTTGCCGATAATCATATGATATCCACCAGTGAGGAATCTATCTTGAACAGTTAATCCTAAATTAAGACTATCAAAATATTCTCTGGTACATCCATTTCTTGCAATATCAAGAGCATGAAAGTAATTATAATCACCATCCCAAAAATCAGGACATACTGATACTTTAGAACCACTAGTTTTTTTAATATTTTTTACAACATTTTCTTCACCTTTATCTTTAGTCAACATGATATTAGTGAAATTAAGATAGAAGTAATGATGACCTGTGATACAAGCACCACCTACAGAATAACCTTCTTTACATCTTCTAAGTTGTTCATTCCAATATTCTACCCAAGCTGGTGATCCCCATGCTTCAGGGGTATAGTATTTATTTTTCTGAAAAGATAAACCTTCTTCCCTGAAGCAATTTGTATTGATCCAAATACCATCTGGATTTCTAATAGAGTCTACTACTGACATGCACAGGCTGTTTTACAATTATTATCTGCTAAAAGACGTTTTACATGATAACCCTCTAATTCCCAAAGTTTATCAACAGCATTTTTATATGCTATTTCTTTACCCATTTCATCATTAAAATCATTAGGATCAATACATGCTGATTTACCTACTATAATAAAACCAGAATGTAATTCTAATACACAAAGGGTAGTAGTAGTATTATCAAGTTTGAAATAACCTGTTGACTTAATAAGTTCCTGTAAATATTCTATAGTTAATTTTGTCATAATTATAATTGTATGTTTAATCCAAGATTTGTTTTATTATTATTACTTTTTCTACCCCTAAAATTCTTTCCACAAGCATCACAAATATATACAGGGAAAGCAGATACAGTTGTATAAGCAAACTTACCTGTTGTACTAATATGTGTATGGTCAGCACCACATGTGGGACATACCATTACTTCTCCTTTTGTATATAATGCTACATTAGGATGCAATTTATCCCATGCTCTTATTTTAAGATAAAGTTCTTCAAGTACTACTACATCGTTCATGTTATATTCTACCATATTTTGTACGGCTTCTGGTATACCTGAAAGATAATCTCTCCACAATTGAAATCCACCAACTGGTGATGTTTTATTAGTAAGATTGAGATATTTAGCAAGTGAAAGTAAACTGTTTGATGGAAATCTAAAATAACGTTTAGCTATTTTTAATGTGTCTATTACTTTATAAGGTAATGGTTCTGTAAATCCATTAGATAACAATCGTGTTTGTATTACTGGTATATCAAAATTCAGTGCATTATGTGCTACAACAATATCAGCTGATGAAAGAAGTTTATGAAGATTACCAAGAAGTCTGGAATCATCTTCTCTATCTGTTTCATCAACACTTAAATAATCAAATAATATTTCGCTATCTCCAAGCCATTTAGCAGAATATGTAAGTATAAATGATTCAGATACTGCTTGTACTTCTGAAATATTTTCTTTCCAACGTTTCCAATAATAAGCAAGACAGGGAGAAGTTTCAATATCAAGTATAAGGATTTTAGCTTTTGGTATTGAAATCAAATTAGTTTTTTTGTCTTTTAAGTAATCTGTTACTGTAGTTTTTCTTGATTTTCTACCTAATATAATCTGTGCTATTTCTCTACTTGATTTACCTTTTTTATGTAAAAATAATATTTCTTTTTTTTGTTCTTCAGTTAATTTCATAATGATTCTACCTCATCTGGTCTAATTTCAAAGTGATTAATTTCTCTATTACCTCTTGTTTTGGATGATTCATATAAGTCTTGTTGGACTTTTGTTTCCATTAATGACAATTGTTTTAAAGTATCATATGCTTTTGATGTAATTTGAGTAATATGAGCAGGTGTATATACAGCACTACCTCTATTATCTCTTGCTGTTAAATCTACATCTTCTGCAAATTTTATTAATTTTTCTACTGCTGTAACCAAAGATTTATAAAATCTCAATGAAACAGAACCTTCATTTTGAATTTCTTCATAAGTTTCCTGTGCTTTTTTAACTTGTGCATCAGGAATATATTTGGGATCACCAAATACATGTTCACATATTTTTCTATGTCTCATAAAAGGTTCATAGTTAATAAAAGGATTATTTTTTTGATATGAAGACATAAATTCAATATATGAAAATTCTTTAATAGCCTGTTCTTTTTTCTTACTTTTATCTCTATCCCAAATAGTTTTAAAGTCTTTAATAAGAAGTGCTTGTGGAGTAGGAACCACAATATTATTTTCTATTTGAAATATATTCATTTGAATTTTTTGTTAAGAAAATAAATCATTTTATCTGTTTTTTCTACTGTATAATATTCATCGTCGAAAACAATATTGATATTATTATTAGATGTAATATAAGCTCTTTTTATTTCATCTTCATTAAACCAAAAATTATCCCAACTTATTATTTCTTCTGGAATATTATAACCACATCTTTCAGCTGCTTCTGTTTCTTCTTGGTTAATAATATTTTTTATTTTACAAATCATATAATTTGAATTTGATTATTAGAATTACTTAATTTCTTTTTTATTACAATTGAATATTTATCAAATGTCATACAATATTTACCTAATGATGTATCTAATTCAAGAGGATTTTCTGCATATAAACCATTAAAAAATTCTGGTGAAATATATATAATAGGAAATGATTCACCTTTTTCTTTTTTATTAGCTTTTAAATATTTTATTAGTTCTTTATGTAAATCTTGTGTATAACTTCTAAGTGCCATTGTCGTATTTTTGTATTGTTAAAAAGTATTAAACTGAAAATGTTGCCAATCATAATTTTTTGTTTCACCTAAATTGATGGCTCCATTATTAGACCATATATCCATCCAATCAGCATAATCAGGTTTTGCAAAAACTGCTTTTTCTCTACCCCATTTTAATTGATTGTTTTCAGGATTATAATCAAATGCTAT